TAAGGGGGAGTAGATAGTTTGTAAGGTGAACCGCATATAGTTTGCTCACAGGATTTATAGATATTGTAAAGAGTTAGATACAATAAATCAATAAATAAAAGAATTATCGGAGATTCAAGATTTGCATACCGGATTATAGCGCCCTTCCGATTTTAACTATCGAAATAATAAAGAAATAGAGGATTTATCAGGAATTATTGAACTTTCGGACTTACCAAGTGAATCTGTTTCGAAGATGATTCGAGGATTATTACAAGAAGCATTTATAAGACTTTAAACTACTAAAATATAAAGAGTTACGCCAGATTTGGTATGCCTATTTTACGGGGCATTTAAAAACGACGGCGCCGGACTAACAAACGCCCGGCACCGACTTACCAACTAAAAAAACCATCGAGGATCGGTGAGTGTGTTCCGAAAAACCGGCAATTTCCCCCGGAGCAGATAATCCGAATTCACGCCCAAATCGATCACGATCCGCTCCAATAGCTCCGACGGCACCCGCCGTTTCCCCTTCTCGTACTGGCTTAGGACATTCTGCTTCAATTCAAGAAACTCCCCCATCCGCGCCTGCGACCAACCGTGAGACAACCGCACCTCGCGCAACCGACGTCCTATCATGACTTCCTCCTATAGATATATCAGACCCTTCCCTCCCCGTTCCAAGACCATAATCGCCGTAAGATGTTAAAAATTATCAACCGTATGTTCTGATTTTAGAACATGATCAGCGAAGGCTCGGTGCGGAAGACCGGCTCCCTTCCCATGATGAGAAAATCCGCCGAAACGTCGAAGTCGGAGCAAAGCCCCTGCAGAACCCTGAGCGGCGCCCCCGCTTTCCCGGTCTCGATCAGGTGCCACGCGAACGCATCCACCCCATAAAGACCGCCCATTTCCGCCTGAGACTTTCTCAGCCGGTGCCGAATGATCCGAATACGCCTGCACATCATAATAGCCTCCGATTTTTTATTTCCCCTATATATATGCCAATCGAGAGGCCGCTTTTTTTACGGAATCTTCTGCGCAAAGAAATCCCGCTCCTTGCCATCCTCTCCCGCCTTCGCGGAAGACAAGCTGGCATCGCGGGACTTCACCCTCACAGGTTCGGGTATCGCCCCGCATAAAAAAGCCCCTGCTTTCGCAGAGGCTTATGTTTATGATTTTTTTACACGGCGTCGATCCGGCGGGGTGATTTGAAAATGAATGACTAAGCCCTGTTCTCCGGGGCGTTTTCGCCCTCCTGAAACAGGAAATCCGAGGCGCGCTTTATCATTTCTCCGATATAGCTCAGATCGTCGAAATTTCCGTAATAATCTTCATTGCCTTTGCCGTATGCCGCGACACCCTTAGTCAGCCGTTTTAGCATCGCAGTGAGATCGGCTTTCCGCTTCAAAAAACTCTCGGCTCTGGGGGGCGTTATTTTTGTTTTCGTCATCGTCTTTCTCCTCGTCTTTGATGCACACACATTAGCTTGGCTTCGAGGGACAAGTCAAGGCGTTTGCGCGGAAATGACGAAAACTATTTTTCTTAATTTATTGCCGAATATGAAGTAAGAAAAGAAAAACCCCGCTTTCGCGGGGCTTAAATTCTATCGTTTGGGGCTTTCAGGCGGCGTCTATCCCGTAGAAGTAGGCTCCTACGCCGTACCGGAGATAGATTTTCAACCCGTTCCACACCATGCGCGCCATCCGTCCGGTATAGTCGCGTTCGATCTCGCGGGAGGCTTCGCGCGGGCTTTTCTGCACCGCCGTGTAGGCGTAATCCTGAATCCGGCCGCCGACCATCGCCCAGTCCTTCTTGAAATCTTTCTGCTTTTTCGTCATCGTCTTTCTCCTCGTCTTTGATGCACACACATTAGCTTGGCGTGCGGCACAAGTCAAGGCGTTTGCGCGGAAAAAGTGAAATATATTTTTACGGGAAATAGGATTCTCACTCCCTATTCGGTATAATAATCTGTCAATTCAGTTTTCGGGAGGGATTATGGAGAAATTCGATATCGCGATCCGTGAGAACAAGATCGGAAAATCGGTTGAAAAAACTGTCAACGCTCGCGATCTTTGGAAGAAACTCGGCAGTAAACAGGAATTCGCAAACTGGATCAAGAACAGAATCGAGCAATACGGATTCGAGAAAGGTAAGGATTATTATGTTGATAAATTTATCAAGATAATCCGGGCAAAGGGCGGTAGTTCGAGAAGCCGTGAGGTGATCGACTACATCATATCCCTCGATATGGCGAAAGAACTCGCAATGGTAGAGAGTAACGAAGCCGGGCGCGCAGTCAGGCGTTATTTTATCGCCGTGGAGAAGGAATACCGGCGGTTATCCGTCGCGAAAGAAGAGCGTCTCCAAGAGAGGATCAAAGACCTGTTACCGGGCGCGAAAAAGAGACGGTTCGAGGACAATCTTATCCGCTTTCTTTCCCAACTCACCCGCCAGAACGAAATTATCCTGAATTCCATAAGGGATTCGATTACGACCGACCGTGACGGGGAGATTGTTGACATGGTGATTTCCATTTTAAAGAAGATACTGAAAAAGAAGGGCGCGGTCAGACTATCGCCTCAAATGAACGAGGCTTTCGGTGAGTTCCGCGAATATTTTTCCGAGTACTGCTCGGTCAGGAACGAGCAGGATTGGAGAATTCTATCGTCTTACCGGGGCACCGACAAGATAGTCCGCGCGCTCTATAATCTCATCAAGGATTGTTGGCCGGATAAACGTATCGCCGCCATTACGACACAGTCCTGACGCACATCCCTCCCACCCAGCCGCATGTACTGGCCCCCCAGTCCCCAGACGGATGTCCGCCCGCGCGGGGGTGATTTACAGTTTACTTAGAAACTGATTGATATCAAATCTGCGTGAAAAACATCATCAAAAACCATATTCCCCATAAGAAGTGCTTTTTTCAGTTGATTATTATAATTATCAACATAGGTAAAAGGACTTATGACTCCTCTGAAGAGAAAAAATAATACGCCACCACCTCCGGCTATTGCCATACCTATTACAATCGGCCGAGAGAAAGTAGTATATGCTAAGCCGTAACTTCCAAGGAATACGGCCCATGAAACCAATGTGCCAACTAATGTTATCGTGCCACCTTGAGTATCTCCAATAACATAGTTTCCGATGCCCAATCCCGGAAGAACACAATTGAGATAGAATCCATTATACGCATCGTCTCTCTTATAAGTAGAATAAAGCATCATCTTTTCTTCAAAGGAAACATCCGAAAGCATTTCCGAAATGGTTTTTATACCTTCCGAGTTTAAAAAAGCCTTTTCTTGTAGCTGAAACTGTAGTTCAGTTTTTACGGTACAAAATCCTTGCCCAATGAAAGCGAACATTATAATAGAAAATACTACGATCCATCCCGCTCTCTTCATCCCTTTCCTCCTATTTCTTTTCCTTAGCTTTTTCCGCTTCCTCTTTCCTCTGTTTATCCACCACAGACTGCCTTTCCGTCTTCATTCCGCCGAGTATTTCCTTCATCCCATAGAGCAGACCCTGCCATTTGTAGAAATACTCTTCATCCTTTCTGTTTAACGTCATCGCCTGGGAGAACAACTGCTGGAGCGCGTAATTGTCGCGGAATTTCTCCAGCAAGTCCTCGAACTCGTCCTGAAGCTGAAATTCCGTGTCTACAATCGCGTCACCCTGATCCATGAAAAACCAGAGCGGATTGACGTGCAGTTTGAAGATCAAATCTTTTACGAAATTTATATCAGGCTGATACTTTCCAGTTTCATAACGGGATATATTTGGTAAAGACATTCCGATTTTATCAGCCAATCCTTGTTGACTTAATCTCCATATCTGCCTGATCTGTTTGATCTTCACTCCGTAATTGATCTGAACATCCTTGTTCTCGTCACCCATAAGAATCCCCTAAAAAAATATTTGCACCATCCCCTTGACAGCTAATCCTTTTAGATGTAAGATATGATACACTTAGATTGTATAAATAGTCCAAAAGGATGTTATAATGCTTTTTAAGCTCTTTTTTGTAAAGCAAAAGATATTATAGTCCCTTTTTTCCGGTTTGTAAATGGGTTAAAGCATTAATATTAAGAATTAAGAATTAAGAATTAAGCAATTAATATCGCGGCACAAAAAACCAGCCGTCTTCATTAGGAACCTTCCTAACGGTTTTTGTGCCGTCCCGCGCCTTCGGGTGCGGGATGCAATTATTTCGGTTTTGCACAAAACCGGCTGGAGGATTATTATGGAAAAAACGATGACGATCCGCGAGATCGCGGATCTCACTGGAAACGGAAAAGCGACGGTTCAGGATTGGGTAGCGAAGATGAACGGAAATAACTCAATCTCGAACGAAATCCGTTCAAGTATTGCCGCAAAAGTGACAGATGCGATGAAAACCAAAAAAGCGGCGGAATTTACCCTGCTCGAAACGGTGGCGATCATACGCGCTGGCGGGAATGAACTCCTCGCTACCCTGTTGGAACAGAATGCGAAACTCTCATTCGATGATATCGAAGTGAAAGACGAACCGGAGCATTTGATCTTCACGGGGCCAGGCGGGAACGCCGTGAACCTGAAAACGTTATCTGAACTCACTGAAATGAGCGTCCGCACGATCCGCCGAAAGGTGGAACTGCTCGGAATCCCAGTAATACGCGGAAATACCACCCTGTTCGACCGGGAAACCGCGATGAAAGTGGTACACATGATTTACCACCGGAAGCCGAACGAAAACCGTGACAGGATACTTGCGAAAGTGTCCGATTATTTCGGATGCGCCACGCTTCCCGCGCTTCAAACCGCCCGAAAAAGCGTTCCGGACGAACAAAAGGATGACCTCATCCGTCATCTGGCGGAGTGTATAAAAATTTTGACGGGAAAGTAAAATGAACAATACAAATAAAATCACCGATCTTGCCGCAAAAGGTTTCGGAACGCCATTCACGATCCCCATTCGCCGGTTTCCGGCATCCATGCCTCAACACGGCACTTCCGGCCTCGTGCCGGTCGTCCTGAAAAATCGCGGCCTTTTCTTCTCCGCCGGAGAAGTCAGTCCGGCGGACTATGCCATGCTCGAGCAGACGATTCACGCGCCCATGACGCTCCATCGTTCCACCCCGCTCCGCGTCAGAATTGTCAACCGCGCTATCGATAACGGCCCGCACCGGAAGCTGGTGCCGTTCGAGACGCTTGGAAACGTAAGCGGAAACGAGACGGCGGACTGGAATCCCGTCTCGTACCCGGTTCGCGGGTTTGACGTTTCCGGGGATTCGATTGGCCGGAACGTAATCCGCAAAACCGCGCGGCTGGAACGTGAATCGTCCCGGTCGCCCATTACGAAACCATAAGATGAAAGTAAAAATAGGCAGGATACGGCTCGAAAAAGCGCCGGACATCGAGCGTAGTCGAGATGTCGCATCCATGCCTCAGGAGGTAAAGATGACGGTAGATTTGGATTTGAAAGACCTGGAACAGTTGATCGCGGCGGACGGCGCGGTCGAAGGTTTTATCGACATTTTCGCCGAACTCCAGAAGACGATCAAGCCGAAAAAGGTGTTCCCGCCGGTATCGTACCGGTTCACGGAGGCGTACGGCCTCCCGAAAGGCGTGATCGAGTTATCGCCGGAGACGACCGCGGAACTCGGCTGGGAGAACGGGACTCAGCTCCGTGTACTCATCGATGGATCAGCCAGAACCTATTTCATGCGCCCGGCGCGGGAAAACGACCCGCACGGCGAATCCGGGTACAAGTTCGTCAAAAAGGCAAACGGCGGCGGGTATGTTCAGCTAAAATACCCGGCGGAAGGGTTCTTCCGCAACGAGGAAGTGTCGGCGAAGAAGTACAAGATCGAGAAGGGTATGATCGCGTTTACGCTGGACTCTCCCGCAATCGAATCGTTCGCGGAATAACGCGAGCAACAGGAGGATCGAAATGATGGAAAGTATGACGCACATGGTTTCATTGACCAAAGAAGAAGCGCAAAAGCTGGCCTCCGACGGAAAGCTCTACGAAGTCGTAGAGAGCAAGAAAGACGAAAAGACGACGCACATGACGGTCGGCGAAAACGCCGGGAAAGCCCTCGAACACTGGGCGCGTTACCAAAACCTGCACAGCCCGGGCTTCGCCCTGTATCACTCGCTCCTTTCCGTCCGCCGCGCTCGAGTGGAAAGCCTCGAACTCCTCGACGGCATCCAGATCGGCGCGATTGCGTCGGAAGAGGACGCGCTGAACTTAGGTCTATCGGTCGATCTTTGCCCTGACGACGACCGCGAACCCGGCGAAGCTGGGGTGTTGGAACCGGCGTAGGACAAAATAAGGTCGGCATCGCCCTCGTGGCTTTCGCCGACACTCCCCCCATCGTGGGGGTCGCCGCGACGGTAATAACGGGGGTTCGACTCCCCCGGCGGCAAAGGAAAGAGAAAGGATGGCGGTCAATTGAGTCATACTTTCTCCTGGAACCGGGAGGGAACCTTCGGGTTTCTCTCCCGGATATAATTACAGGCAGGTATTATGAGAAGGTTACCGGAGCTGAAAGAACTCAGACGGGAATATGTGTCTCCAGTAGAACTTTCGAACGCGGTTGGGCGATCCTCGGAATGGATCAGGACGCTCGCGAAGCGTGAAAACTGGAGAATCGCCCGGATCGAAGGGCGCGGACGCGGCGGAAAAACCCTCGCTATCCGTATCGACAGCCTTCCCGCCGAATACCGCGACAAGCTCGCGCTCGCCAGGAGCGCAGAACTTCTCGAGACAAAGAAAGACGACGCCATGCTCGATCAGCCCGCGTGGCAGAGGGAAATCGCGTTCGCCCGTCTCGCGGTACTGCAATACTTTAACCGTTATCTCGATGCGAGTTATAACGGAAAGAACGTCTCGAAACTCCACGAAATCTGGACGAGGAATTACGCCGCGGGGATGCTGGACGACATGATTCCGCAGGAGACCCGTGAAATAGTCGGGAAATTTTCACCCCGCACACTCCAACGCTGGAACGCGGCGTACAAGGCATCCGGGATTCGCGGACTGTTGACCGCTTACGGTAAACGGAAGGGGCAAACGATCATCCCTGCAGAGGATCGTGAGACAATCCTACGGCTTTGGCGCGATCAAAGCAGACTTCGTATACAGACGATCTACAACAGAATTTGTGAACTTAAAGCGCAGGAGCTCGCGAAGCTGAGACAACTCACTTTGCGACAAGCCGGAGATGAACGTTCGGCTGTCGATATCGCGGAATGTAAACGCGAGGTGATGTCGTCGTACGCGAGTTACGACACGATCCTCCGCTACGTCAGGAGTCAATCCTGCTTCGCTTCGGATGTATACCATAGGGAAGGAGGAAAAATGTTCAAAGACTCCTGTACCGGGTATGTCGAACGCGACCCGCTTACGCTCGAGATTAATCAGATTTGGAACTCCGACGGCCACCGTTTGAACTGCTGGGTACGGCATCCGTACGAACCGAACCGCAAGGTTCGTCCGAACATCGTAGTCTTTATGGATTTACGATCAAAGATGATAACGGGCTGGTCGATCAACCTGCACGAGAATACCGGAGCGGTGATTTCCGCGCTCGCGAAGGGCATCGGGAATTACGGCGTGCCGGATACGATTTACCTCGACAACGGTAAGGCGTACAAGAACAAGCAGACGATGGGGATCAGCCGGAACAAGATGAATAAAACGCGGTTCTTCCGCGACGACGACGGTTTTGCGCTGAACGAAATCGCCGATCACGGACAGGTAACCGGAGCGTTCGGAAGATTCGGGGTGAATGTGATTTGGGCGCTTCCGTACAACGCGAAGGCGAAACCGGTCGAGCCGTTCTGGAACGTGCTGAACAACTATGGGACCCGGTTCGTGCCGACTTACGGCGGAAACTCGATAGCGGAGAAGCCGGAACGCCTGCCCTCCGTCCTCGCCGACCCGTCGAAACTCTGGAGTCTCGACGAACTGACCGAGTACTTCGAGGCGGTGATCGAAGAATACAACCGCACACCGTCGAACGGCGCCGGGATGAACGGGAAAATGCCGGTCGAAGTGTGGCGCGACGGGATCTCGCGGCGCGAATTACGGAAAATTCCTTCAGAAACGCTCGCGCTCTACAAACTGCATCGCGGCCTGACCCGCGTCGTCCAGCAAAACGGTGTCAAGTGGGATGAGCGGTGGTACGACAACCCTATTTTAATTAAATGGCAGAAAAAGACGGTAGAGATCGGACTCGACCGGGACGACTTGACGAAAATGTACGTTTTCGTCCCCGAGAGCAAGAAAAAACACCCCGACGGCAAGACCACGCGCTCCGGCGGTGAACTGATCTGTATCGCGGATTATATTCCGCCGGTGGCTTACTATAAACCGGGAGAACCGCAGGACATGGAGCAACTCGCGCAACGGAAACGCCTCGAACGCGATAAACTCAAGATTATCAGGGCGGAGGAATCTATCACCGCCCGGATCGCGGGCTTCGACACGATGATCGCGGTCAACGCGCTGGAAGAGAAAACGCCGGAAATAAAAGAGAAGGAAGATGATTTGAAAGATTCACCGTTTTGAAAATAAAAAGCGGAATGAAATCCCGCTCCAGAACGTCCATGTTCTCGCGGGATTAGTTCATCCGTGAACTATCAGGAGGATAAAGTATGACGGATTTTGAGAATGACGACAGGTTCGAGATTCCAGTGCTCGATCCTGAAACGCCGAAAGAGAAACTTAAGGCTCGCGTCAAGGAAATCGCCGCGTTTATCGACGGACGCGGGATGTCACAAAACCAGTTTGCCATCCAATGCAGTCTGTCGTCGTCGGTAGTCAGCCAGGTCTTGAGCGATACCTACAAGGGCGACGTTGAAAAGGTAGTGACGGCGATGCTCGACGTGGTCGAACGAGAACGGACGAAAGACCGGATTTCGCTCAAACGGCCCGATTTTCAGACGACCAGCGTTTTTAAGAATTTCATGTACCTCCTCGAAATAGCCCAGTCGGATAAGATGATCAAGGTGATCATCGGCGACGCAGGATTGGGGAAATCGGAATCACTCGCGTATTACGAACGGGAACATAAGGCGACGACGTTATTAGTCAAAGTCAATCCCACGTTCAAGGACAGCACGATCCTGCGGAAGATAGCCGACAAACTCGGCATGCAGTCGAGCGGATCGAAAGACGTTCTATTCGACAATATCGTGACCAAGCTCACCGGAACCGGAAAGATGATTATCGTGGACGAGGCGGATTATCTCAATGTCAAAGCTCTCGACGTTCTCCGACGGATTTTCGACGAGGCGGACGTACCGCTCGTGCTGGTCGGCCTTGAAAAACTGAGAAAAATGATATCCAGCGTCAGCGACAGGTACCGGCAGGTATTCAGCCGGATGGACTGCGTCCAGATACCGCCGCTGAACCTCGACGACACGAGTATGCTGGTGAAATCCGTGTTCGACGCGAACGACTCGATCATCAATCATTTCCATAAGGCCAGCGGTGCGAACGCCCGGAAGCTCGTGAACCTGATGATCCGCACCCAGCGTCTGATGGCGCTCAATAATCGCGGTCTGGAAATCAAGGTGATCGACCACGCGAACGCCGGTTTATTGTAGGCGGCGCGAGATGGCGAAACCTAAAATGACGCTTCTGCAGAACGACGTCAACGTATTACGGGCAATGCTCGAAAATCCCGATCTCAACAACCTTAGGACGCTCCGTGAACTGCACAACTGGGTAGCTGGGTTCGAGGTCGATCTCAACAAGGAGATCGATGAAAAGATGAAGAATAGCGAACTCGCCTCCTGAGAATTGGGATTTTCATAAAGCCGAAACGTCCAGTCGAAGGACTGGGCGTCCGACCGGGACTGATCCCCCGGCGTTGAATAAGGCAGATCGAGGAGAATTAAATCGTGAGTAACAGGGTAAGGATGGACGATTTCGTCCAGATCGAGACGCTCGACGCGGTGAACGCATCGCTGAGAGAAATCGCCGACCTCAAGCGTCAATGCCAAATCATCGACGCCGAGGCGAACGAGCAAATCGACCGGATCAAGGAACGCGCGATTGAAAAAGCGCAGAAGTTTCAGGAACGGATTGAAAGCCTCGCTAAGGGCATCCATTTCTTCGCGGAAAAGTACCGCGAAGAGACTTTCCCCAAAGGGCAGAAGACCGTCGAACTGACATTCGGACTGATCGGATACCGCCAATCCACCAAGATCAGCATCACTAAGGGCACGCTTGATCTCCTGAAGGCGGAAGGCCTCCTCGACGGCATCCGCACAAAGGAAGAGGTGAACAAGGATGCGATGAAGGATTGGGACGACGCGAAGCTTAAGAGTGTCAAGGCAAAGAAAGTCATCGAAGACACGTTCTGGTACGAGGTGAAGGAAGAGGCTATCACGGATAACCTCGAAACTCAGGTGAAAAAGTCGTCCTGAAAGGGACGCATGCCGGTGTAGCACAGTCTGGTAGTGCACTCGCCCCCCCGCAACGGCCGTTGCGGGGATACGGCGTGACGTCGCGGGTTCAAATCCCGCCTCCGGCGAATGGGTGTAGACCGTGGGGTCATCCATCCACAGACGAAAGTCACGAAGTGGTCGTCTCGGCTACCGCTCGACGACCGGTTATAGACCGGAAGCCGAGCGCAGTCGAGGCTGGAGGTAGCGATGAAGACAATCACTAACGCGCAGATCGCGCGCATCCATATCTGGAAATCGCGGCTCGGGCTGTCCGATGCGGATTACCGGGCGGTGCTGTCCGGGTTTGGTGTCGAAAGTTCGAAGGACTTGCCCGACGGGAAGTTCCGTGAAGTTCAAATCGCGTTCGAGCGGCTTTTACACGAGGCGGGAATGGTCTCCGAAGCGCAGTTGAAGCGGATTCGAGACCTCGCCAAGGATCACGTGACGAACCTCCCGGGGTTCTGCTCGAAGATCGCGCGGCGGGAAATCCGAGATCCCGGCGCTCTCGCCCGATCGGAGGCACGGAAAGTGATCGAAGCTCTAAAACGATATCATCGACCAACCAAAGAGCATGGTTCGGCAGGCTCACCATGACAAAACCAGACGTCACCCCGAGCTTGTCGAGGGGCGGAATGACCGCCGTCGAGAAAAAGGCGGAGATGAATTACCGCCCCGCCGAAGAGGGAGAAATACGCTGCCAGTCCTGCGAGTTCTCACGGTTTATGCAGATACTCGGCTGGAAATTGCAGTCATTCGGGATGCAGTGGCGTTGTTTCCTGATCGGCCTCGGGTGCCGGAAGGAGAACAAGATCGGGCACAATTATACGTGTAACGAAGCGACACCTCGCTCGGACGTCGAGCGTAGCCGAGACGGCAATGCCGTTTAACCGGCGGGATTATCCCGCGAACTGGGACGATCTTTCCCGCGAGGTGAAGAACGACGCCGGATGGCGTTGCGAGTTCTGCGGCGCGGAGCACGGGAAACCGCATCAGTTCACGGGAAGCCCGGTCGTGATCTCGACCGCGCACCTCGACGGCGACCCTTCGAACTGCGACAGGGTAAACCTCGCGGCGGTCTGCCAGCGTTGTCACCTCATCCTCGACCGTTCGCGTCACTCGCGCCACCGGAAGGAGAACCGGGAACTGGAAGAACTCCGCCGGATCGCCGGGTATGTCGCCCGGAAACTCGGTGTCGTTCCCGACCAGGGGATACCGGAAGAAGTGATTGAAAGAATGCGGACACTATCCGTCCCCCCGAGCCGGACACCGAGCGCAGTCGAGGTGTTGTCGAGGGAGTAAGTTCAAAGGAGTTAGTATGAACGAAACTATTAACGAAGGTTGGACTTGGTTATTCAACTCAAAAAAGTGGCATTATTTCAGAAATAAAAAGTCTCTCTGTGGAAAATTCGCATTGCTTGGAAAGGGTGAGTTTGAGCAGGGGAACGATAAAAGCCCAGATAACTGCGCTATGTGTAAATGGAAGAGATTAAAAGAACTTCGGGAACAGGGGGCTAAATGAGTACCATCGCTAAAATCTACGAGCCGAAAGGCCGGGCGAGAGAGTATTCCCCTTACGCGCTCAATCATTACATCGGGTGCGACCACGGTTGCGTGTACTGCTACGGTCCCGCGTCGATGCGGTTGACCCGTGAGGAGTACGCCGTTCCCCGGATGCGGACGCTTCCTAAGACGCTCAAGGCCGACAAACAGGTCTTGCTCAGTTTCGCGTGCGACCCGTACTGCCGCCGCGACGCCCAGACTTGGCACACCCGCGCCGCCCTCAAGCTCCTTCTCGAGTCGAACACGCCGGTAGCGGTATTGACCAAGGGCGGAAATCGTCTCCTGCGCGACCTCGACCTGTTCCGCAAGTTCGGAGACAGGCCGGCTTCCTGTCCACCTTCTACCGAAGGTGGAAGGCGGGCGGCATCCGTGCCTTCGCACGGCACTTCCCCCATCCTTGGGGGTCGAATCATGGTCGGCCAGACGCTGACGAGTTTCGATTCTGGATGGATCACGAAGAACGAACCTGAAGCGGCTCCATATCAAGAGCGCATGGAAGTATTCAAAACGCTGAAAATGAATCGTATTCACACGTGGGCGTCGATGGAGCCGGTGATCGATCCGTATATCACAGTGAATATCATCTACGATTGCCTTTATGCCGGATTAGTAGATGTATTCAAGATCGGGAAACTCAACCATGAAGGGAAAACCGCTCCGTTGGATTATCGCGGAATGCTCAGAGATATAGTTGATACGTTTCGGGATGCCGAACACACAGGGTACTACATCAAGAAGGACTTACAGCCTTACGCCGAGGGTCTGGATATCGACCCGATCCATTTCGACCCGGACGCGTGGATGGTCACCTCGGCTCCGCTCGGCAACCGATTGGAGGGAATATGACGCAAGATAAGCATTTAGAAGAGATATTCGCGCGAATTAAGAATGAGCTTTCTTGGGCGGAAAAGAAGTTCGGCGGATTCGCGTCCGCGCACGAGGGGTACGGTGTGATCCTCGAGGAATTGGACGAGCTATGGCATGAAATCAAGAATAACAAGTCCGTAGGCTCGATCCGCCGGATGAGGGATGAGGCAATTCAGGTCGCCGCGATGGCCGTGAAATTCATTGCCACGGTATGCGACACGCAGGGACGAGTTAGTTCCGCCGATGCCATGGATGGCAATGAGGCGGACGATAAGGAAGGAAAGTAATGCATGACTGGTTCTGGTATTCCCTGCTAATCATCCTGACGGCAGGGTATGTTTATTGGATCGCGAGGTTCTTTGTCGAAAACGCCTGCGTATTCGGCGGCATCGACGACGACCTCGCTGAGATGATATTCGAAGCAAGTAAAAGGGGGTAAGTATGACTGAAGAAGCGAAAAGATTAATAGAAATAGCTGAAAGGAAAGCAGAAATTGAAGAACAGAAAGAAAACTATATTATACGCTCTGGAAGTGCAGTTATGAAACCGGCGTATAAACAACACAGGCATACTAACGAAAAAATCAGGGTCTACGTCTCTATCCCGATGTCCGGGAGGTTGCCGGAGGACGTGACGAATCACATCGCGGTCGTGGCGAGCTACCTGAACCGGCTCGGCTACGAGGCGATCATCCCTCAGATCACGGGCGCACAGACTCCCGGAGTGCCTATTCCCGCGAACCTTCACGAGCTTAACTCCGAAATCTACGCGTCCTGCAGGAACGGTGTCCGAATGTGCGACGTACTGTTTGCCGACCTTACCGCTGACGTGCCGGTTTCAATCGGGTGCGATCACGAAATCGCATGGGCGCGCGAATGGGGGAAACGGATCGTGATCGCGGCGGGACTGGATAGCCCGTACCGTCACGCGTTCATTCTCGCCGAGACGGATATGATGCTCGATACCCGTTTTCAGGCGTTCGAGTACTTCAAGGACTATTTCAAATGTGGATCGCGGTAGGATTGCTTGTCGCCGCGCTGATCGTATTGGCGGTGATCAAATATTCCCGATCCTAAACGGAGGCAATAATGGAATGGAAAAAGATTACAGATTTATCTGGAATGGATTTTAACAAGTCAATTCTGGTTTTATTCAGAAATGTAAAAAGAAGAATTAACTATACAAAGAAAGGATTTTTTATACCGCCTGCAGAAGGGTCGATGGATTTACGAATCAATTTTGATCTTGGAACAATCCAAACTATAAAAGCCTTGATGAATGATAAATATGATAGACTTACTCATTGGATGAAAATAGAAGAACCTAAGGATTCGGAATGAAAGACTATTGGAAAATCGTCTGCCGTGTCCAGAACATACTGATGTTCGGAATGGGCTTTTTCTGTCTCTGCAGTGGGTGGACGGAAATGACGCGGATCGTGTTCTGTGTCTACTACACGGTCGCGGGGATACTCCTCGCGGTAGGAATCGCGATCAGTAATGTAAAATCGTCCCGCTCTTCGACATCCTGTCGTCGCGGGACTTCTCCCATCCGTGGGAGTCGGAGGAAAGCCGCATGAGTATCACCGAAAAGCAGGATAAATACATTCACGCTCTCGCGGATGATGTTCTCTATCGCGATGCGTATTTAGAATCGCATGGAGTAGACAAGCTGGGAATTTTGTCCAGCTTGTTCTGCAAAAAAGGTATCCGCGATATCGACTGGATCGACGCGGGTGTGCTGATCGCCGTGCTGGAAGCCGCCAAGTCGGCGCAGTATAAGGCTGATCTGAAACGGGAAGCTGCGAGGAAGGATAAAGGTGAGTAGCGGTTTTATTCGCGAAACCCGCAAGATTTTAGACGACGACGAGATAGAGATCGTATTGGAAGAACTGGGGGACGGGGATACACGTTTCCCGGTTTTCGACATTTTCGTCCGGCGGATGGGAATCGACGACGAATCCCGCCGCGCAATCATCAGGGAGATTTGCGATGAAGCGATACGAAAAGATCGAGCGCGTAAAGAAGCGGCTCGGAGAAAAAAAGACCCTGGGACTGATCTTTCTCTTTTCCGGTGAGCATATCCATGTCCCGAAGGAGAAATCCCTTCGCCGAACGAAGCGGGACGACATGATAGTCCGTGACTACCGTGCGGGAACTCAGTTCAAGGAATTGTCCCTGAAATACGGCCTCGACGACAGTTGGATTCGCAAACTGATCAAGCGCATGAAATCGCAGGATGACGACGGTTTATTCGAAAATAAGAAAATCGAAAAATAATGGCGTATTTATGACCAACGCAAATTCAGGGCATGATAGAATAAAGCTAACATCAAGGGTTTGTTTTTAGAATTGGGAGTTTCAAGAAGCAGAAAACGGCAGGATGAGTCGCCCCGCTCTATCACATCCTTGTGATCGCGGGGCTTCGGCATCCATGCCGTCGGAGGGGAATTTGCAGATTAAGGGGAAACCGCTCACACTGGTCTCGAAAGTTTTAGCGATTCTTTTCGTGCTCGCATGTTCCATCTATTACCTGATCGCACGGGGAACTATCACCCCGGGCGAATCCACGTCTATCATCCAAATCGGTCTTTTTCTCGCCGCTATCTTTTCCCCTGTCGATCTTTCCCTCCTGATCAGGAACATCAAAGGACTCCCGGAAACTGATACTCCCAAAAAGGAGGGTGATCATGATTAAATCCCAATTGGACACGGTGAAACACCCGGAGATTTTCCTCGTAAACCATCGCGGCGAAAAACTGATGACCGACAGCGTGATCGCGAATACCGATCTCGCTATCGTTCGGGCTATCGACGATATTCAGGAATTCCTGCTTCATCAGGATAACCGCTTCAAGGTCGTGATCCATTGCCTTTACGATCCGAAGGGGCATGTCGGGAAATCCTATCATTACGTGCGGGTGGATGACGGTAAGACAAAACTCGCCTGCGCGGTCGATTTCCATATTCTGTTCTGCCCGTACATTCAGTCTGTTGGCCTGATCCGCGAATACTACCGCGATGCTAATCTCCAGGACTCGTGCGGATACGGGATTTACCCCAATTGGCAGAATCCCGGACACCATTTTGACGTACGCGGTTATAGGGCGCGTTGGGGTTTTATCGGAAAGAAGGAAGTCTCGTTCGATCTGGCTCTCGCGCACGCGAAGAAGCTTTTCGGTAAACCGAAATGAAAAAGAAAGATAAAAAGACAACCGAGCTTTCGGCGTTATTTTTCTTCCTGCTCGGCGCGATTTTCGGATACCTTGTGTCCGCACCGGCGCGTTACGAAACAGACCGGACACCGAGCGCAGCAGATGTGACAAACACCGGCACGGTGATCCCTGACGTTACGACTATCGAAGCGGTCGGCAAGATCGAAAGCATCGTCCGGTTCGTGACGAACCAGTCCGCGGTCACGCAGATCGTGTACGTTTACCGCGAACTCTCGAATTTCGTGACCGCCGCGCCGGTCTCGACAGGTCAGTCTTTGGAAGTGTTAACGTTCGACGTTTACAAAAATCATTACACCCTGCCTCTTTCGTTCCCTCGCTGGCAGGTTGGATTGAGTTACGATCCGTTCCAAAACTCGCTCGGGGTTTCTGTCGGTTACCGTATCTGGGACAGAATTTCGGTGATGTTAGGGAGCGATTTTAAAGGGCTTCAAATCGGTTTAAACGTCTTAATAGATTAAGGAGAAATTGATGCCGCCGAAATCAATCACCGCAGAACAGTTCGATGAACTGAAAAAGCAGGTCAACGGTTTGACCGAAACGGTGAACAAGATACAGAACGAGTTTATCAAAAATCTGACGCTTCTTTCCGGTTCGGTTAAGAATATCGAGACAATGATGAAACAGGGTTTCGGTGACGGGAAAGAGCAGTGCTACACTCACCGCCAGAATATTCTGGAAAAAATCGACCGTCTGGATAAAACCCAAAAAGAACAAGGGGAAGAGATCGATTCGATTAAACAGAAAAACGCCGCGTCGCAAGTTTGGATTGCGATTATCGCGGCGGTGGTCACGAGCGGTTTGACCGCGCTTGTCGTAAAACTGATAACAAAGTGAGGTACGGATGAATCAGGATCAAAAGCGATACCTTCGCGGACTCTTGGACGAAAAAAACGAGTCGCTAAAACAGCTCGATATCGTTATCGACCGGTGCCGGAAAGACGTATCGACGTATCTCCAGCCGTATCTCCCAATCGAATCGATCATCGGAGAGATTCAGATCGATTACGCGGTTTCAGCGATCCTCGAAATGAAAAACAGACTCGAAGAACGGAAAGCGCTTGTGGACGAGATAGATAAAATCAAAGCGGAGATTGCCTGATGGCGAAGTACGAAGTCTATCACCAGGACGCGATGAACCTCTACCTCGAAGGAAAGACTCTCGAAGAGATTTCGAAGATCATCCCCGTTTCGATCCGTTCCCTGTCGATCTGGAAACAGGAAAACGAATGGGAGGAAAAACGCCGCCGCTACCGTCTCGAAGGATCGGGCGGAGTCGAAATCCTCGAACGGAAAATCATCGATTTTATAAACAAGATGGAAGAAGGCGCGGTTACCGCCGAAAGCGCGGATACGTTGACGAAGCTGATCAAGAGCCTGCGCGGGCTGGAAAAAGAACGGGATATGTTGGGAATGGCGCTTGCCGTGATGAAGCGTTTCGCGCAATTTGTGAAAGAACGTTTCAGCGAGAAAAGCGAAATTGTAGCGGCTATAATCCGCGACTTTTTCACCCAGCTTGAAAAGGAGCGTTAAACGATGCCGGTGACAAGGGCAATCGTAAAAAAAGAACTCGAAGAAATTATCCAGATACTGGGTGAGGATGTCCAGCCCCTGCCGCCGGAAGAAAAACCGGAACGGGTCGCGAAATCGAAAACCGATATGTTCGAGTTTATGAAACTTTATCTTCCGCATTACGCGGATAGCGAGAGCGCACCGTTTCACCGGGAACTTGTCGAGGAAATGGAGCGCAGAACGGAAACCGCAGTACCAATAGTTCGCGCGGCTCCCCGGGGGTTCGCTAAATCGACAGTAGTCAGTTTTGCTTACGTTCTCTGGTCGATATGTTTTAAGAAGCGCCACTTTATCGTGGTGGTTTCGGCGAACGACGACCTCGCCAGTGACCTTGTGAACTTCGTTCTCGTGGAGTTCCGGCACAACCGCCGAATTGAACAGGATTTCGGAAAACTGGTGTCCGAGGCGGAGAAGAACGATTTCCGCGCGAACGGGGTGCGTGTATTCAGCAGGTCGTGGCATCAGGGTATTCGCGGATTCCGCGAACGCAACCACCGCCCAGACTTGATTATTCTCGACGACCTTGAAAAAGATAAAGAAACGCAGTCACCGCGAATTGTCGCGGAACTCCTCGAGATTATCAAAGAGGGAATTTACCCGTCCCTGCGGAACAGCTACGCCACGCTGATCTGGATTGGGACCGTGATGCGGAGAAAGTCCGCGCTCGCGATAGCGCTTTACTCGGATGAAGAAAAAGAGCCGTACCGGAATTGGAACCGCAAGGTTTACCGCGCGGTAATGAAAAATAATAAAGGCGAAGACGTAAGTCTATGGCCGTCGTACTGGCCCCTTGCTAAACTCGAAGCGATCCGGGAAACAATCGGGTCGCGGGCGTTCGAAAAGGAGTACCAAAATAATCCGCTCGACGAAGATGACGCGGTTTTCCGTGAAGAGTGGATACGTTACTACCACCCGGACGAGATTGATCCGCGTAAAATGCGGGTCGCGATGTGGGTTGACCCGTCTGCGCGAAACCAAGCACATAACGATTATAAGGCGCTTGTCGCAATCGCGGTCGATCTCGAAACGTTGAAACGGTATGTCGTCGATGTCTGGATCAAGAAAGGATCGATAGATCAACTGCTCCGTGCGACGTATCGGATGCACCGTTCGCTTATATATAGAGGTTTTCATATGACGCGGATCGGTGTTGAAGCCAATGGGTTTCAGAGCCTGCTCGAAGACGTATACGATCACCTCGCGAAGGAGATGGGTGAAATTCTTCCGCTGAAACTGGTCGACAACTTGAACGCAAAAACGGATAGAATTGAAAGTTTGTCCCCATGGATAGAGCGCGGCAAGATGCTTTTCGCGCGAGATAATGGGGATGACTCTCCCCTTCTGATCGAACAGATACTCTTTTTTCCGAAGGCAGAGCATGACGACGGACCTGACGCGCTTGCGGGTGCGAATTCTCTTTTGGATACTGGTAATGTGAAGCCTCATTTCACTCAGGGAAAATGCCGGGAAAGCCGGAAGATGCTCCGGGGATATGACGGGCCGGAGCACGCGGATTTCGACACAAAAAAGGGCCGTTTTTAAGCCCCGCAAAACAAGACGGCGTATATCATTGAAGGATAAAGAGATATGGTAAATAATCAGGAAAACAAGGCGTTATTTAAAGGCAGGAATGGTAGAAAGTACGAAATAAAAATCTCGAAGACGAATTAAACGGCGTTAAACAGAAATGTGCTGAAAAACGCATATAAATAATTACAGTATATACAGATAACACATTATGATGATAAAAGCTATACAGGATAAAGATATGCGGTAGTAATTTAAGAGCCTTTAAAAGCGGTTTAAATATAGTTTAACTAACGATAGGATAAAGAATTACGACACGAATAATTGAATACCGCGAAAAATACAAAACGGAAAACACGAGGAACCGGAAAAATGGCGGATAAAAACAAATTTACATCCCTTTACACCCGCGACAGGAGCTGGCAGGGTTTCCTAAAATTGACCGCCCAGCTCCCGAACCCGGATAAAATCCTCGAGTCGAAGGGCGCCGACGTATCGCTGTTCCGCGAGCTCGCGTATGACAGCCAGGTCAATTCCTGTATCGTGTCCCGCGAGGCCGGGGTGATGTCGTGCGAATACCGGATCGTCCCCGCTAAAAACAACCGGGGCGCAGACCGCCGCGCGATGGACTTTATTACCGAGCAATGGAACGCGCTCAATATAGAAAGATTATACCGCGACATCCTCGAAGCGGTGTGGATGGGGTATTCTCCCATCGAAACCGTGCTCGCCCGCGACGGCGAACGGATTGTTTACGGGATTATAGAAGGACGGCCAGCCGAGAATTTTATCTTCGATAATCAAAACCGGCTCCGTTTCTTATCGGAAAACAATCCGACCGACGGCGATCTTGTCGTGACAACGGGATTAAACCGGGAGGTCGAACTGGTACAGTACCGCGCGAGCTACCGAAACCCTTACGGCGAAGGCGAACTCGCCCGCTGTTTCTGGCCGGTACATTTTAAAAAGGGCGATTTGAAATTCTGGATCGCGTTCATCGAAAAATTCGGTACCGACCCGCTTATTATCCGTTCGCAGAGATCGCTCAGCGATACCGAACGCGGGCAGTTGCTCGATATGCTGTACGAAATCCAGTCTTCCGGCGCGGGAGTGTTCGAGGGCGAAGAAAAACCGGAAACTCTCGGGGTCGATAAAAAAGCGTCCTCGGATATGTTTATCGAACTGGTGAATTGGGCGGATGCGTCAATCTCGAAAACTCTCACCGGACATTCCGCGACCGCGGACTCCACACCGGGAAAACTCGGCAATGAAAACATGGCCGAGACCGTCAGGGGGGATATTCAGGAAAGCGATAAACGCCTGATCTCGGGAACGATGAACAGCCTGATCCGGCGTTTGGTAGACCTGAATTTCCAAGTCGGGAATTATCCGGTCTTCGAATTTTTCGAGGAAGCTAATGTCCAGACGGAGCGCGCGGAACGCGACCTGAAAATATACCAGATGGGATACGATCTGTCCGAGGAGTATCTCCAGCGCGAATACGGGTTTGTGAAGGGTGATGTACTCAAACGATCCGTAGTTCCGCCGGTAGAAAAAACAGCGAGCTTCGCCGAAGGAAGTCAGGTAGGAGCCGAAAAAAAAAAGCCCGGTAAACAGGATAATCTGACATTATTTCAGGAACTGGAGGCTGAGGCGGAACGCGATGCACAGGAAGCCGAAGACCTCGCGGAAAAGGGATTTGAAGATTATTACGGGTACTTCGACGGTTTCGTAAACGGACTGAAAGAAGCAATCGAAAGCTCGTCGAATTTCGACGAAGCGGCGGAAAAAATAGTAAAAACCGGCCGTCTTCATGCCATCCATGGCATCGACGGCACTTCCCCCATCGTGGGGGTCGGTAATACGACAAAGGACATTCTTCGGCAGGCTCAGAATGACAGCGGGGCGTCAGATTTTCTCGCGCGGTCGCTCATTACGATGAACGCGCTGGGACGCTGGCAGGTGACGGGGTATAACACGGCGGATTTCGCCGACCCCTCGGCTCCGCTCGGGGCAGGTTTCTCCGGGATGATGGAATACTCCGGCGCGAAGAAGTTCATGACTTCCAAGATCGCGATGTCTGCTGACGATTTCGCGTTGCTGTCTGCGGAACAGAAGAACTACGCGTTCGCCGTCAGCGGGATTTCGTCTGCGGAAACCGCGCAGGGAATCCTCGACCGGCTTTCCGTCGCGCTTTCCGAAGGCCAGACTTACGAGGAATTCAAAGCCGGAATAGACCCGGCGATCCTCGCGAAGAACAACCTGCGGTTGACCTACCTGCAGAACCTGCAGACCGCCTACTCGGTCGGGCGTTACGAGCAGATGAAAAAGGTCGCGGACTTTCTGCCGTACTGGGGATTGTTCACGGTCGGCGACGACAGAGTCCGTCCGGGACACGCGGCGATGCACGGCGTGATCCGCAGGCACGACGACGTATTCTGGCAGACTTGGTATCCGCCTAACGGGTTCCGGTGCCGGTGCTTCGTGCGGGCGTTGACAAAGTCGCAGGTGAAAGCTCTCGGGTTCGACCCGGATAATCTCGGAACGGGGATACCGTCCTATGCCGAACGCCTCGACACGTTGACCGAGATGGGGATCGTACCGGGCAATATCGATCCGTCGAAGCCCCTGATGCCGGACGAAGGTTTCGATCACAACCCGGCGGAAGTGAAATCGGACGCGTGGATACAGGAGAAGCTGAAAGCGCTGAAAGAACTCAGACCGGAAAGCGAACCTAAGCGGATACCTTTGGAAACGGAGAACTGGCATGCGAAGGGTTTGAAAAAGTTCGCGGACTCAGGTTACGAATCGGAAATGAAACTTGGAAAGTACGACGCGAATTCAGGTGAAAAAATGCTCGCGGAGAAACTTGCGGTGAAATCGTATTTTGAGAACGCGCTCGGAAAGCCTGTATACCTTGATCCTAAAGAGTTCGTCAGCCATATTGAAAAGGATAAGAACCGTCTGGGACTGCTCGACGGATTGGAGAACATTTTAGATGACCCGGACGAAATCTGGATGAATATCCAGTTTATCGCGAAGGAGAAGAAGACGGTCTTAAGCTACGAATACATGAAAATGATCAACGGGAAACAGGTTGAAGTCATTGTGCACCAGTACAAAGGTATTCCGGCGGTGAAGACAATTTACCCTAACAAAAGTATCGATAACGACAGGATGGGATATTTGATTTTCAAGAAAGGAGCGATGGACAAGATAAATAAAAAGAGCGGTTAAGTTTATCGTTGAGGGCAGTCATGGGGAGCCTGTCTCCACCCGCCAATTCCGGGGATCATCGGGGTACAAGGCCCTTCTCCCGAAAAACGAATCGCTTAATCGCTCTACAAATAGTCTACTACAAGACTATCGGAAAGTCAATAGGAAAGGTGAAGAAATAAAAAAAAAGTGAAAAGGAACGCCTTGATACCATGACTCGGCGTCCGAAGGGAGGTTTTATAAATGTCCAAGAGAATAGAAATTCTTAAGACTGGAAAGTTTACTGCTATGAACGGGAAGGAATACGAGATTACGGACGACGTTCTCGCTGAACTCGCGGAGTACGATCCAAAAGTGTTCGAAGCCCCGCTGGTTTACGGTCACCCGAAAACGGCCGATCCGGCATTCGGCTGGTTCGGCAAACTGGAAGTCACGGGGAAAAAGCTGTTCGGCGTATTAGATGATATCGTCCCGGAGGTCGAGGATCAGGTGCGGAAAGGTATGTACAAGAAAGTATCCGCATCGCTCTACACGCCGGATATCCAGAATTCACCCGCTCCGGGGAAATGGTATCTCCGGCATGTGGGACTTCTCGGCGCTCAGGCTCCCGCGATCAAGGGACTGGCGGCGGTAAATTTCTCGGAGAACGCCGAGTGCGCGGATTTCGAGGACGAGCTGACAGCCGAGTTCTCGGAACTCGATCCGGTGCAGTCGCGTCTGTGGACTGTCGGAGATATGTTCCGCCGTCTGCGGGATTATCTGATCGAAAAGGAGGGCGCGGAAAAAGGACAGTTCCTGATTAATGATTACGACCTCGAATTCCTGAAACGGGAATTCATTCCCCGCGAACCGTCAGTGTCGTTCAGCGACCCGGAACCTGACGCAGTACAAGATGAAGATAAGATTAAGGAGGATAATACCATGACTGATGCTGAAAAAATCGCGAAACTCGAAAGCGATAAGGCTGCCCTTCAAACCGAGAATACCGGGCTGAAAGACCGGATCGCGGAACAGGATGCCGCCGCTCTCGCCGGTAAAATCGCGAGTTTCGCCGAAAGCGAAATGATCGGGAAAGGTCGTCTCTCATCCGCGAAAAAAGACGATTGGGTTAAAATGATGTTGCGGAACATCACACTCGAACGTCAGGCGACCGCCGACTTTTCCGAGAAGGATGTCGACGAAATGCTCGCGGATTTCGCCGAAATGATCCCGGAGAATTCCGTCGTGAATTTAAGCGGCGAGCCAAAGTTCACGAAGAAGAACGCGAAACCCGGGGAACCGGCGGATTTCTCCGAGGAAGAAGAGACCGTCTCCGCTCTCGACCATCCCTCGTCCCCGGTCGAAGGAGGTAAGTAATGGCGCAGATTTTACGGTACCGTGAGAACGGCGTATCGAAAATACGCCAGGGAATAATGGCAACCGACCAGAGTATCGATACCGACGAAATCGCCTGTTTCGATACCGACGGTTACACCCGCAAGGGCGACAATGTGGCCGGATACCGGTTCGCGGGTATCGCGAAGCACAACGCCGGAGCTACGGGCGAAGACTCGCATGTCGAGCTCGAGGCCGGTAAACCGTTCGAGTACCCGACAGCCGCCGCCGCGCAGACAGATATCGGGAACATGGTGTATTTTTCCGGTTCTTCCGCGCTGTCGAAAACGGTCGGAAACGGTATCATCGCCGGTGAAATTATCGACGTCGTGGTAGGCGTGAGCTGGCTGATTGATCCCGTGGTAACCGGACCTCAGACGATATCCGGCGATATGAGCCGCGACGCCGTCGATTTAGCGGTTCGTCCTACTACCGCGGGCGACGCGATCCAGACCGACGATCCCGCTGTTGTCGCGCAGGCGATGGAACTCAACGATAACATCATGGAGGCGAAGGGTACCGACGCCAATATCCCGCTCGCGTTGAAACCGAAAGGGACCGAATCGGTCGATGTGTACGGCGGAAAAGTTTACGCCGAAGGCGCGGGCGCGGATGTCGACCTCGACCTGCAGGCAAAAGGCGCCGGGATACCGAAGGCCGGAGGTAAACGGATCGTCACCTGCGCGGTACTGATCGCTCAGGAAACGACCGACGCGTCGGGAGAAATCGCGGTGGCGGATATGACCGCCGACGGTGTCGTGTTCGCGACGTTCGCGGAAGACCCGGGTTCGAACAAAGCGATCTCGGATGTCATCTGCGAGGCCGGTAAGGTAACAGTGTACGCGACTACCGGCGCGGCCAGAGCGGCGTTAGCCTCGAAGAAGGTCAACCTGTTCGTGTTCTCGTTATAAAAAGTGTCGTTATCGCCCCACTCTATTACATCCATGTATTCGTGGGGCTTCTCGCCTCGTGCGAGTCGGAGGGTAAATTAAATGCCGAGAATTTCAATCGACGAACTCAACCGTATCGAAAAGATGGTGCGCGACGAGTTCAATAACGTTTTCCGCGACACACCGACCACCTACCAGCTTTTCACGTCCGAAATACAGGACAGCGAGAACCTGACGGTGTTCGAGTGGATCGGTCAGATTCCTTCGCTGATGGAATGGATCGGGCCCCGCACCATCGAATCGCTCAAGAGCTACGACTATACGATCCGCAAGCGCGCGTGGTCGATAGGGATCAAGGTGCTGTACAAAAAGGCATTCGACCGTTCGGGAACAAAGCTGTCGCAGATGCTGAAACAACGCGTGAACGAAGTCGGGACCGGCTTCCGTTCCCAATATCCGGCTAACGTCGTTTTCGACCTCCTCGAACTCGGCGAGTCCGAACTCGCGTTCGACGGTATCCCGTTCTTCAGCGACATCTCCGGTGTCAGACTGTTCAAGAACCTATTTACGGGTTCCGGCGTGGATACGGCCGAACATATCCTGACCGATATCGCCACTCTTCGCCCCGCGATGGCGCGTTACCCCAACGATCAGGGACGCGCACTGAACATCATCCCTGACCTGATCCTCTGCCCGCCTGAAGCTCTCGGAAAGTTCGAGGAAGCGGTCGGAATCGCTATGCGCTCGGGATCGAACAACCCCGCGTACGGCCGTTATGAAGTGATATCCGACGCACGTCTCGCCGACGCGGGAGATTGGTACTTCTCCAGCACAAAACAGGGTATGAAGCCCCTTCTGTTCGTCGAATCGCAGGGCCCCACGGTCGCCACCCGCGACAATACGTTCACCGACAAGTCCGTGGACGTCGGCGTGGACTCCGAGGGTAACGCCGGGTTCGGGTTCCCTCAATTGATGGCGAAAGTCGTGAACGCATAAGCCGGTTTCGACATCCGTGTCGAATCTCGGCATTCCCCCCATCCATGGGGGTCAGGAGGATAAAAATGGATAATAGAATCTGGATCAAGAAGATTTCCGTGCTCAGCTTGAGCGGCCGCGTAGGGCCGGGTAAACCGTTCGCGGTACCGCCCGATCTCGCGGATAAGTACCTCGCGAAACGGGTCGGCGGAAAGCCGGTATACCAGAAGGTTGACGCTCCCGCAACGGCGGAGAACATGGCCGCGATACTCGCGGAGAACGCCAGAATGAAGGCGGAGCTTGAAGCCAAGAAAGCCCCGGCTGAAAAGGCGGAAACCCCGCTCGGTGTGACGAAAAAGTAAAGCCGAAACGTCCAGTCGAAAGACTGGGCGTACGACGGGATTAGCCCCCCGCCGTCCCGCTCTTGGACATCCCTGTCCGCGCGGGACTTCCGCATCCATGCGGTCGCTGATGAGGCAGGCTGTAAATAAGGAGAAATTATGCCTTACTGCACGAAAGAGGATATTTACGACGCGATGGGCGAAGACACCGCGAAGAGCTACGCGACAGACGCGGATACGGACGAGGATGCCGATATCGAGGCGAGGATCGACGCGATGATCGCGAAGGCCGGGTCGCGGATCGACGGATATATCGGGGGACGTTACGCCCTCCCTCTCGATCCGGTGCCCGCAATCCTGACCGACCTCGCGGTGGATATGGCGATTTATTACGTCGTAACCCGAAAGGGTATGGTCGAGGGTTCGAGCGAAAAAGCGATCCTCGAGAAGTACAAGGACGCAGTGCGCTTTCTCGAACGGGTTGCCGACAAGAAGGCGGATATCGGGGTAACATCGGATACCGGCGCGGTCACCCCGCCGTCAAGAGCGAGCTATATCACCCCGGAATCCCCGTTCGATCTGGACGGTTTCGTATGATCCGCAGGACACATATCACGCTGGACGGGCATTTCCGGTTTCACCTGTGCGTCTGCGATACGCGGCGCCGGATGCAGAGACTTTTAGATCAGCGTCTGAAGGGGGAGTATTCCGAGTACGAGGCTTTCTTTACTTCTGATATAAAACGAAAGGGTGCGCTCACTCATCCCTACATCGGGACCATTTACCTGCATCTCGAAGGGGATACGATGAACAGCCTGACGCACGAATGCCTGCACGCCGCGCTGCTGTACATCGAGATCAATACCGGCAAGCTGAATTTCGGGTACAAGCTCGGGAAGCAGAGCAAGCGTCAAAAGGCGCGCGAAGAAGCTCTCGCTGAAACGGCCGGAATGCTGGTCGCGGAGTTCTGGAGATTTATAGAGGGGTTAAAAAAATAACGCCCCTGAAATTGGAGCGTTATGGATTGTCCCACTCGCCACGAGGGACTTCCGCGAAAAACTCAGGTAAGTAAACGTTCTCCGCTGGCATTAATATTATCGCATCAAACAGCGGGAAAGTCAAGAAAATCGGAGGATTTATGAGCACGTCATTATTCGATTTATTGTGGGGACAATCCAGCCACTGGGAACATAACTACGCGATATTCAATACCGACTGGAGCCGCATCAGGAAAGGAAGCAAAACCGCTCCGGCGGGAGCTTCCGGCAACAAGTATTTCGGAAGAAACCTCAAGCGATTAAAGTACCGGGCGCATCGGGATTTACCGATTCACGCACATTCCGTCGGGGTTTGAAATGTCCACCGCAAGCGAAACCGTCCGGCTCGAAGGGTTCGAGAACCTCGATCAGATCATCGCGGAACTCGATAAAGAGGATTTCTCGCGGGTTCTCGACGCAATCGGGGTCTTCGAGGTATCGCAGACGCAGGCGCGGTTTCAGGATCAGGTCGATCCGCAGGGGAAACCGTGGAAACCGTCGGAACGGGCTAAGCGAACCGGCGGGAAAACGTTGACGGATAAAGGCCAGCTCGCGGCAAGCGTCACTCACCGGATCAGTCCGTCCGCCAGAGAGGTCGCGGTGCTGTCGAATAAACGGTACAGCGCGATCCACCAGTACGGAGGAACGATCAAAGCGAAGGACGGTGGATACCTGCATTTCGTCGGCGCGGACGGGAAGGACGTATTCGTCAAAGAGGTCAAGATGCCCGCGCGGCCGTACCTTGGGTGGAGCGAACAGGATATCGACGGAATAAAAGACATGATCGGCGATTGGCTCGTGAGTCGTACCTCGACAACCCCTCGATAAACTCGGGGTGACGAAACGCCGGTTTCGACATCCATGTCGAATCTCGGCACTCCCCCCATCCGTGGGGGTCGGGAGGAAAAAGTATGATTTCAATATTCAAGGATTACCTGAAGACGCTGGTGCTCGCGCAGACAACGATCCCGGACGGGAAAATCTACCTCAATGTGAAAGAGGAAGGGGTTTACAAGCTCGCGCCGTGGGCAAGTATCCTGTCGCAGAACGCGCGGATCGTACCGGTGATGAAAAAAGAACCGAATTTCCAGAAGGAAATGCGGATACGGAAGTACGACGTGTTCCAGCCTATCGTGCTCGCAGTCTGCGGGAAAACGGAAGCGGAAGCGGACGGGTGGATGAACGCGATACTCGATGCTCTCGCGCCGTACGCCGTGCTGGAGCATTCGACCGGACTCCAGCATTGCGGAATCAATCCCGGCATGATCGAGTACTCGGACACGTCGACGATCATCAGGGGGAACGCAGTCGCGGATGTCGAACTGGAATTCCAATTCAGCGTGTTCTGCGCCGTGGACGACCTCGAGGCGTACATTCCGCCGGTAGTATAAAACAATGGGAGGAAATATATGGATATTGTAAAGAAAAAAGAATCACGGGCGCCGGATTCGACATCCATGTCGAATCCCGGCACTCCCCCCATCTATGGGGGTCGAAAACGGAAGGCCGTAGTGACGGTCAAGAAGAAGGTCATGCTGAACCTGCGGAAGATGGGTCTCGACGAACTGTTCGGGAAAACTCTGCACTACTGGAAGGACGGCCCGATCGAAGCGTGGGTAACGCCGGACGACGAACTCAGGCTTAAGGCGTTCCGGTCGAACGGCGTGATCGATGTGATATTTGAGTAATCAAACGGAGGGAAAAATGAAAGTAAAAGTGACGTTCGAGAAAGTCGTCCCGCTCAATGACATCCCTGTTATCACGGGACTCCCCGCATCGTGCGGGTCGGAGGGTATCTAAATGCCAACAAATTACGGGAATATCGCAAACGTAATTCAGGGGCCGTGTCTGCTGTATGTCGACAACGGAACCGGCGAACGCAATGTCGGCCTCACGCTCGGCAACGTGGAAGTCAATCTCGTCCCCAAGTACAGGGAACAGAAGTTCCACCAGTTCGGGGATACGCCGGTCGATCACAAGATGACGGGCCTCGACGGAAGTATCAAATTCGATATCGCCGAAACCACAATCGACAACCTGATACTCTGTATGCCGCAAGCCACACTCTACACCGACGGGGCGGATCAGGCGGTCGGGTTCGGCGCGCGAATCAACGAAGGGATTACGGACAAGACGGTCAAGCTCCGTATCCACCCGATCAACAAACTCGCGGCGGACGGCAGCGGGGACGACGATCCGTTATTCCTCGACGACGACTATACGTTCTGGAAAGTCGCGTCGATCAAGGATTTGAATATCACGTTCAAACCCGCCGAAGAACATTCGTTTCCGTGCGAACTCGCGACGTTTATTGACAACAGCAAGCCGACGCTTCATAACGTCGTCCTTCGCGGCGATCCCGATATCGCGGATATCGACGTCACCCCGCCTGCGGTCTCGTCGATCAAGGCGGAGGTGTCGGACGTATTGACGCTTATTCCCGCCGACGCCGCCGGACTCGCGGATGTGGACGGGACGTCGGTGATCGAAGTGATTCTCGGCGAGGAGTGCAAGAGCTGGATGGCCGTCCAGAAATACGTTACGGTGATCAAAGACGCAGATAAGACCGTCGTCGCCGGGGCGTATGTGCATACCGTAGTCGCGGGCGTGCCGAATACGTCGAAGATCACGTTCACCCCGACCGCGCCGTTAACGGCGGCCGCGGCATACCAGGTGCTTGTCGGCGGAATCCAGGACATCAGCGGAAACGCGATGGCGGGGATTACCCAGCGCAAGTTTACGGTGGCGGCATAGCCTCGGCTACGCTCGGCTACCGAGTAAAAAGTGACAGGAAAAAACTGTCACGCGGCCGCGACGGTAATAACGGGGGTTCGACTCCCCCGGCGGCAGAGGCCGGCTTCGGCATCCATGCCTTCGCGCGGCACTTCCCCCCTCCTTGGGGGTCGGAGGCAGGTTTTATGAGTATTTATGATTCGATGGATATTTACAAAGAGATCGCGCTGGAAAACGGCAAGACGGCGCGCATAAAAAAGCTGACGCTTGGCGAACTGCTCGATTTCGACGTATTATCGGGGTATTTAAAGATTCTTGAAACCGCGAAAAAACCGCTTGTAAACGTTCTTTACAGAATTGGAGATACGTTGGCGGAACGGAGAAAAACGCTTATCCATATCTCCGAACTCGTCGTATGGAATCTGAAAACTCTCGAAATTACCGAAGCGGACTACGAGACGATATACGCCGCCGCGGATGAAATGAACCGGCGGCAGACAAAAGAGGATAATGAAACACCGGAAAAGAAATATGACGAGGATTGGCTCCAGAACCTTTATGCGTTATTCGCCGAGCACGGGTATAAAAAATCGGACGTGCTCGCGATGTATCCCGGAGAAATCCAGACGATGATCCGTTCGTTTTCCCGCCGCGACCTGATTCAAATGGCCGACATGGCGGCGGTGCAGCACTCGCCGCAGACGATTATCGACCGGCTCGAGGAATTCGACAGCGACAGCAACACCGGCAAGGTGACGGCTCGACAAAAAAATATTTCCGCAAAAGAACGAAAGCGGCTCGAAGAAAAGTACTGCGGGGGTAATTATGGTGTTAGACAGTAGAATTGTCGAAATCAGGTTACTTCTTGAAAGCGGACAGTACGAGCAGGCGAT